ATTTAGCTACTGACTGTTCTCCTCTTGCGTATAATCTTAGTCTATGGAAGTCTCTCCATTGATTATAATATCTACAACTATTTCCGTCTCTTTTAAACCATTCATACTGAATAGCTTGTCCTATTTGTAATCCGAATTCATCAGTAGCTTTTTCTGAATCTGAAACAAATTGACTAGGAAATCCTGTAGATGATATGTTAATGTCTACTTTCTTCATCTAATAATTTCACTTATTGTACCTTTATTACTATACCTTGCAAAGTTAATCTTTATTTTTGAAACTTTTTGCTGCGGTATATATAGGTGTTTCTGACAAGCCATTATCGCCAAACCCGAAGATATACTAGCATCAAACTTAGTTCTATTGCTAATATCAAATTTTGCCCAATCTTCTAAAGTTCTTGTAAAAACGCAGTCACCCATTTCGTTATTTTCTTTCATTCCTATGTTTGCATCTATATAGGATTCTATAGCAGAAGCGTGTGCTTGTTTCACTGCTTCACTTGAGTTAGGAATTCCACCTAATTCTTTTTCTGTTTTTGATAATTTATTGTAATGTTTATCAGGTCTATTCATACAGTAACTTCTATACCCTCTGTTTTTAAAATGATATAATAATCTTGGTTTATTATTTTCAATTAAAATAGGCATTCCATAAAACACACAAGCCTTTAAAACATCTTCAAAAAATATCTCAGCAGTTTGTGGTCTAGCAATATATTCTAAGAAAAATTCATTACTAGGTGCATCGTCCATATTAAACATAGTTAATCCGTGAAGTGCTCCATTGGAACCACCGCCGCCAACAGTACCTGATATGTCATAACTATCACAACCAAATGCACCTATGTGTTTATTTCCCGGAGTTTTTTTACCATTAACTATTTCTATTCTATTTTGTAATTGTTTAGATGGGGTCCAAGAAACATAAAACCTTCCTCTTTGATTTGGTGTGAATTCAACTTTAGAATCTTTTATTCCATTCTTCCAAACTAAATCACCTCTAGTCAAGTGATGGTCTATTATTAAAGAATCATTATAATCTATCTGCTGATATATTTTAGTAAGATTAAATATTGATTGTTTACTTTCATCTCTAAATGCGTGTGATTCACTTCTAGGAAATTGTCTGTAAAATTCATTTAATGCATCAGGGTCTTTCTTTAAAGACTCAACTTCATTCTCCCAATAATCTATCGCACCTTGATATATTGCTTCACCATCTATTCCTTCGACCCCTTGTTCAGGATTTCTAAAAACAGGCATTCCATATCTATCAATAAACCCTTCCATATTCCATTCCATAGGGATGAAAAGTGAATACATTCCGCTTTTAGTTTGACCATTTGCGTTTCGTAATAATACATTTGAATTTGTATATAGGTTTTTAAAGTTGTCTCCCCCTTTATCTAAAGCATTAGATGTTGAACCCATCATACACTTACCTATAACTTTACTACCTAATCTTAAACAAGTTTTAGTTACCCTCCAATTGTTTAGAATGTTATTTGGTTTTATCCATTTACCACTTTCATCGTGAACTAATAACAAAAGCTTTTCACCATCATAACTATTGTCATCAGTATTTTTCCAATCTATAGTGGTATCTAATCCATACAACTCATCATCGGTTGTATCAAACATATTTTTTTTTGTAATCTTAGATGCGGGAATCCTAAACGCTAATTCTGTTTTAGGTTTATCCATACCATCCATAATAGGTTTAAAGAAGAAGGGTAATCTACTATTAATAGGAACCACTTTATCTGTAAACATTTTTTTAGCATCGGAACCTGTCTTAGATAAAATACCTACCCTTGAATCTTTAGCAAGTGTACCTGTATTAACACATTCAGATGATGACATAAAAGAAAAACCTGAACGTCTTATCTTTAGGTAAATCATTCCAAAACTTCTTTTGTCCGCTTTACAGGCTTCCCAAAAAATATAAAGTAATCTATTTGCTTCTCTAAAATCAGGATAACCTACATCAATGCTAGTCCACTGAAGATACATATAGTGAGCACCTGTTATATATGTAGGAATTCCATTTGACATAAACCAAAAGCCTTCCTCTCTTTTTTCAAACTCCTGTTCTATATAATCAACCCACCGGTCTTTAAACTCTGATGCCATTTCATTCCATTGAAATATAGAATTTATTTTATTTAAAGCGTTGGGGATAATATTTCTTTCCCAATATTGTTCTGATTTTTTCTTACTTCTTTGATATACAGTTTTGGGTGTTTTTGGAAGTGCAATTCTTAATCCTTGTATTGTAATTATATCACCTATTTGACCGGTCTTAGATATAACAATAAAATCATACTTTTGATTATACCCGTATTCCCACGTTTTAGCCTTGTTCTTAGACGTTAAAACATTTTTAGGTACAATACCGTCAAGTACATTAAATAGTTTATTTAGACCTTCTTTCTGCAAATCCTTGTTTTGTATCAGTTTTATTAACTCCTCTCTCTAATGATTCAATAGCTTCTTTTTCAGATTCAATTCTATTTAGAATTTCAAACGCATCAAATATGGCTAACTTCTTTGTAGCTGCTGCATTCTTTAATCTGTCAGCAGATAAATCATCTTCGGGGTCGTGTTTAATAATCGCTTCCTTCGCTACTTTTATCAGTTGTTCTACCGCTCTGTGACCTGCTTCTATTATTTTTAATTTTATTTCTTTTGATTTCATTTTTAATTCTTTTAGACTTTCTAATAGGTATTGGAGAACCATCGTGTTCGTTCCATTCATCTTCCCAATAAATATAACTCATAACATCATTGTTATTTGATGGTCAAACATTCTATAAAGCTTTTCCCCATCAATTTGAAACTCATATTCGCTTTCAGGTTTAAATGTAACTTTACAACCCTCGTTAACTCCTTGTTGTATTAAGTACTTATTAGGGTACTTAATCATACCTATCAAAGGTTCCTCGCTTAATGGTTTATATATGTAGCTATCCTCAACAGGAATAGGTTTTACAAAACAATATCTGTTTACTGAATTCCACTTCTTACCATTATGATAAGCAAAATATTGTTCTTCGTCTATAAAGAATAAGTCATCTTTAAAATAACTTCTCCCACTTTGAATTTTCCCTTGCATATCATTATAATATTTAAAAACATTATGATGCACAAGAAGGATGTCTCCTGCTTTTATAGGTCCATTATAATTTATCGGTAGTTCTACAACTTCCGCTTTACGATTTGAAAATCTTGAATCCTCTTGAGATGTGCTAATTATAAAATCAATATCTCCGTAGGTTTTAGTGTTATCGTATCTCTTCCCTTTTACAGGTCTTACAATAAAAGATGTTGGTGATTTCATAATTTAATTTATGAGCCACAACCAATACAATCTATATGTGAATCAGTTGGCTTGACTCCATTTAATTTCATTTCAATGTTGTGAATGTCATCAGCAATAGACATTTGCTCCATCCAATCTGATGTTGCTTCTTTCTGTTTTTTAAGAACCGACACTTTACTTTCAAGTTCTTTTCTTTCCTGCTCTGACATTTTATTAAAAGTTTATATTATACTCAACTGATATTGGCATAGTAGAAGTAAACTCTTTCCAAAGTAAAACTTCATCATCGTTTTGTATGTATATCAAGATAGAGTCTCTATCAATATCATACTTAATTAAATGTATAACATAGCTTCCATTTAAAATAACTTGACCTACTAAGTAGTGCATTGCACCTGACTTATAATCAGGTCCTACTGAAATTTTTCTAATATCCATTAATATACTCTAATTTCAATGTTACCTTGTGTAATGTCTAAGTTTTGATTTACAAAGTCTTGGTCCATTATATCAATAGTAATCTCTGCTTGAGATTTGTTATAACCTCCAAAGAAACACTGAACAATCTGACCTTTAGCACCACCATACCCATTTAACAACACTAGCACGTCTACCTCTTTCTGAAGTCCACCCATCTTTACTATTAATTGTCCTTGAGTATTATCAATCCAACCAAAAGATAAACCTGTTGTATTGCTTAATACTTTTTCCAATACAGTGTTAGCGGTTACTGAAAAGTTAGCTTCATAACTTGTATAAGGTAGCGATGTACCTCCTCCTGCATTTACCCATTCAGTTCTTATGTCTGTTCCACTAATTGCTTTAAGACCTAAGACTTGAGTTGTTGCAGTAGGTAAAGTTTCAGGTAATGAAATTACTTGTTCAACCCCTGCATCCGGTGCTTTAACAGTAACTGTTTGAACGGTTGCGGATTTACTTGAGCCTGTTCTAAATTCAACTCTACCACCTTCACTATTACTGTTTCCATCAAGTCTTAATACCCCATATGTTTCAGATGGACTTGTTTCATTACCTATTTTAACCGTAGCAATTTTGTTAACTGAATCTAAGTTGTAAGTGAATTGACTATCACCATCCAATAATCCGTTTGCATTATGGAATTGAATATTAGATACTGCACCACCCGGTGTTGCAGTAGCAGTAATAGCTAAATTTCCACCACCAAGAAGACTATTTCCATTAACTGTTTTAATGTTTGTCCCACTAACTAAAATATCTTGATAATCAAAGTCAACAATTTGTTGTGGTTCGTTTGGACCACCTGTTCTCATTGTTACCCCACTTCCTTCAAATCCAAAAGTTCCCGAAGCTGAAGAACTGCCAACTTTAATACTATTTACTGTACTAACTGATTGAGCACTTATGGTTAATGTTTTAACTCCTTGTGCATCAGTATTGACTGAACCTGATAAACCTGAACCTATTGAAACTTTGTCACTAAAAAATCCTGCTTGAGTATCTGCTGAATCATATTTAAACTTATCATTACTCCCACCACTAACTGTGGTCCATAAGGATGTATAAGGAGATGATGAGGTTGCAGCTTTATCAATAACTAATACTTGACCGGTTGCAGGTTCGTTTTCCGGTAATGCAACTGCATAGCTTTGTTTTGAAATTTGACCCGGTGTTGCCCAAGCAGCAAATTGACCCGAGCCAATTGCATCATAATATCTTGTCTCTCCATAGAAAGCACCTTCACCGGCTCCTGCAAATATATTTAACTGACCTTTAACTTCTTGTCCTTTACCAATATTGACTGCAGGATTTCCATATCCTTTTAAATCTACTGTAAAAAATTCACCTGCACCAAAGCTACCGCCATCGTTAAATTGAACTCCATTAACAGGTGCTCCGGGATTACCACCTGAAATACCTGAACCATCTATATTAATTAAGTTCCCTACTGCAGTTATTGTAATACCTCCCTTACCTGCTAAATCAATATCAGGTCCGGTTGCTCCATCAATAGTTTGGATACCTCCACCGCTACTACTGCCTGTAATAGTAATGTCGGTTCCGGAAGCACTAATACTAATGCCTCCGGCTCCTATTAAGTTTAAGTCACCCGTAAGGGTATTTAATGACTGAACGGAGGCAGAGCCTCCCGGTACTAATGCTAGAATATCTCCAATCCTATAATTTTTTGTAATCAACTCATTATCGACATCAGTACCTATTACCTTGTCGTTAATAGTAGGTATTGCATCTACAGGATATGTTGCTATTCTTGCCATTTTTTATTTTTCTTTTTCTAAAGCTTCTTGTTCCTTTGTGGTAACCTCTCCTGTTTGGGGATTGATTACCGCATCATCACCGTACTTTTCGGTTAGTTCTTTTTCGACTACTGAGTAGTCTGCTTTGACTTTGTCGATATTATCAACAATCTGTCTCTGTTGCAAAACAACATCACCAAGTTGCATTTTCAATTGGTTGAATGCGTTAAGCATTGATTGAACTTGTGTAAGTTCTTGTTCTGTTAATTTTTTACTTTTTGCCATTTGATTTATATTAAATTAATTATTAGTTACAAAGATATAAAATTTTCAGTTAGTTATTTAAACTCACAAGGGACTAAAGATATACAAGCGGTGTTTCCATCTTCGAAAGTTATCTTTAAATAAGGACTTTTGGCATCGGTAACAAACTCTTGGCTTTTAATACCCACTGCTTTGCCGTTAAAGAAAATATCACCACCACCATCTGCTCCTGCCGGACCTTGAGGACCCTGTGGACCTTGAGGACCTGTGCTTCCCGTTGCTCCTTTCGAACCGGTTGCACCCTGAGGTCCTTGAGGACCTGTGCTTCCCGTTGCTCCTTTAGCACCTGCCGGTCCCTGTGGACCCGTAGCACCTGTGCCTCCTGTATTTCCTTTAGGACCTTGAGGTCCCTCAGGTCCCTGTGGACCCGTTGACCCTGTATTTCCTTTAGCACCTGCCGGACCTTGTGGACCTACACTTCCTGTATTTCCTTTAGCACCTGCAGGTCCTTGTGGACCTGTTAATCCAATAGGTCCTTGTGGTCCTGTTCCTCCATCTTTTCCTGCAGGACCTTCCGGACCTTCCGGTCCTGTTGCTCCATCTTTTCCTGCCGGACCTGACGGTCCAACTGCTCCGGTACTACCTTTTGGTCCTGTCGGTCCAACTGCTCCGGTATCACCCTTAGCACCTGTATCACCCTTAGGACCTGTACCACCCGTGTCTCCTTTAGGACCTTGCGGTCCAACTGCTCCGGTACTACCCTTAGCACCTGCAGGTCCTTGCGGTCCTGCCGGTCCTTCCGGTCCTATTCCACCATTTTTACCATCTGCTCCCGCAGGTCCTTGTGGACCTACTGCACCTGTATTACCTTTTGCTCCTGTGTCACCTTTTGCTCCTGCAGGTCCCTGTGGACCTGTTAAACCTGTACTTCCTTTAGGACCTGTTGGTCCTTCGTCTCCTTGGTCACCCTTAGGTCCTTGAGGACCTGTTAAGCCTGTGCTTCCTTTAGGACCTGTTGGTCCTTCATCTCCTTGGTCTCCTTTAGGACCTTGTGGACCTGTTGGTCCCGTTAATCCAATTGGTCCTTGAGGACCTGTTGCACCGGTATCGCCTTTTGCTCCTGCTGCTCCTGTAGCACCCTTAGGACCTTCCGGACCTTCGGGACCTTGAGCACCATTCTTTCCGTCTGCTCCTGCCGGACCTGTACTTCCTTTAGGACCCTGAGAACCTGTATCCCCTTTGGGACCTTCGTCACCCGTGTCACCCTTTGGTCCTTGCGGTCCTTCCGGACCTGTTAACCCAATTGGACCCTGTGCACCGGTATCGCCTTTTGCACCCTGAGGACCGGTTTTACCAATATCCCCTTGCGGTCCTTCCGGACCTGCAGGACCTGTTAAACCGATAGGACCTTGAGCACCGGTATTTCCTTTAGGACCTTGAGCACCCGTATCTCCTTTTGCTCCGGTGTCACCCTGTGGTCCCTTAGGACCTTCCGGACCCTCCGGTCCTGTCAAGCCTATTGGTCCTTGAGCACCGGTATTTCCTTTAGGACCGGCTGCTCCCGTGTCTCCTTTAGGACCTTGCGGTCCTGTATTAGTAGGAAGTGTTACCGTGTTTCCATCGCTTATAGTAAGTTCTTCATTTACTACAGACAAAGTTTGTCTATCAACACAAAACTGAACTTCTTTTTTTTCTTCGTCAATAGTTACATTTGTCCCTTTACAACCAACAAAAGTTAAGGTGTCGTTATTTGATGCTGCTTTAATAATAGCTTTACCATCAGTTACATTTTTAAATATTGCCTGAGAAGAACCTTTGTCGTTGTTTGTAAGCGTAATTGTTTCGTCTGTGGTTTGGTTTAGCGTAAAGTCTCCTCCACCACTCATACCTGAACCTGCAGATAATGTAATTTTTTTATTGCTTACAGAAGCTGAGTTGTCTGTCCAAGATGCAGTTAATGTACCACCATCTTGTTGAGTAGCAGTTAAAGTCTTAGTTGTGTTACCGGTTACGGCAAGTTTTGTAATCTGATTGTTGTAAGCGTTATCCCAATTGGTGTTGGTTACGTTTGAAAGAACACCTGTATTAGAAAGTCTTAAAGAGCCATTTGAATATAAAGCCGAATCCACTAAATCAACAATAGTACCACCTCTTAATTCAAGTGGAGTTCTATTGAATGATGCACCCCTGTAGTCTTTAACGTAAAATATAAATTTATCGTTTACAGTTGTATTATCTCTTAACTCAAAAACAAAATTAATTGAATCAGAAGATGGTTGTTGAGCGTAGATTCTTGCACCATCATTATTTAAAGTCCAATCAAAACCTTTACCCGATGTTGGGAAAGTTCCTCCTAAGTCTTTAAATATTAAGTCAGCATTACTACCTAAGGTTACATTACCGTTTAAAGTAAGAGCACTGTTTGTTGTTGCTCCCCTTGAAGTAACTGTAGCCAAGGTATCAGATTCTCCCGGAACTTCAGCAAGAGTAATATACTTTGCTCCGTTAGTTAGCTGATTATTATTAGTTGGAATTGTCGTGCTCGTAAAAGCATTGGACCCCAATGACGTACCATTAACCTTAAGGTCATCAGTAACATCAATGGGTTCCTTAAACTTTATATATGCCATTTAGATTTAACTTCCTATTTTCTGAACCATTACCACAAGTGCTGCTGCCGCTTGTGCTTTTGCCGTTCTTACTGTTACATTATTTTTATCAGTTCTCTCTACCGTAACGTGAACGGTATCGAATGGACTTACATTTGAATATACCTGAACCATTACATTCTGTGAGTTAAGATTGTGATTAACAGTGAACGTATCACTACCACCAACCGTCTCGACATATTCTCTTTTAGTTTGACAAGCCTCAACTTCTGCACAGAAGTTTTTAACTTGACTTGCTCCGATAGCAATATCTGCATCTGATAAAGAAGTTACTCTACCTTTAGCATCAACTGTTATTGCAACAGACTTAGAAGCCGTACCTGCACTACCTGCAGTTACTTTATTTGGTAAACTTACCGCTCCTGCACTAACACTTAGTCCACCTGCAGTTGGGAAGTTAGCAATACCTTGAACTGTTGCAGTTGCAACATCAATGTTCTTGTTAATCTCTGTCCAATCTGCTGCACTTGTAGGATTGTCTATATTAGCAATAATTAAATCACCAATTTCTAAAGCAGGACTCCAAAAGTTTGCAGGTACACCTGTACCACCTTTGGTTACTGCATAAGTAAATCCTTTCTTAACTGAAGTACCTGTTGGTGCTGCAGTTGATGCATCATATCCACCTTGGTAAACCAATGCACCTGAACCTGCGAATGTAGTGTCTACATAGTTTTTGGTTGCTGCATCCTGAACCCCTGTTGGGTCAGCCATATCAACAATCCTCTTACCATTCATATCAAGGTTACCTGTAGGTTTAGCAAACACAGTAATTGGAAGTTTACCAATTACAACACCTGCGTTATTTCCGGCAATACAACCTGCAAGTGTATCTGTATCAGGTTTTATATCGTCTTTTGGCTCTGTAAGTTCACAAAGATTAAGACCTATAGTTACTGTATCAGTAGCACTTACTACTGTATCAATGCCTACACTTCCTGCAATAGTTACTGTGTTACCATCTACAACTGATTCTGCAGTACCTGAATCGGCACTAAGTTTGAAAGAAGACATTGTTCCCGGAGCACTACCTGCAGTAATAGAGGTAATGTGACCGGTTGCGTTTGTTACTACTTGAGAAGGATATGCATATGTTCCTGCAGTTCCAAAGGTATCGTGATTAATGGTTACCTTATCCGTAGCACCAACCACACCTGACAGTGCAGTACCACCACTAATAATAAGTTTCTCTCCGTCAGTTATTGTTTGGTCTGTACCACTATCTGATGATACCGTAAACGAACTCATTGTTCCTGCACCACCATCACTAACTTTAGTTATTCTACCTTGGTCATCTACCGTAATATCTGCTGAGGTATAAGCACCTGCAGTAATTCCTGTAGCAGGTAACTCAATGGAAACTTGTAATGCAGTTGAAGTATCAATAGATAAAGTCTTAGAACCAAATGAAACCGTATTACCTGATGCAACACTAAATGGATTAGCACCATCAGTAATATCAAATCCTGCAAAACCTGAAGGGATAGTTGCCCAAGTTCCATCTCCTTTTAAATACTTAACATTGTCTGTTGCAGCCGGTGCAGGTACTGCACCTTTAGTTCCTGCAGTTGTTCCGTTTGCACCTGTAAAGTCATTAATACTAATAGCCGGTGAATTACCTCCACTTGAAACTATTGGAGCAGTTCCTGTTACTCCTGTTACTGTACCCGTGTTAGCAGTAAAAGGTAAGTCTTTTACTTGTGCATAATTTACAATACCCTTAGCATCAGAATAAATAACGTGAGCCTCAAGAGGAACAACAGTTCCTGTTAAGTTTGTTGCAGAAAGAATAATGTTTTTTGCAGTTGAATAATCAGGACCAATAGTAACTGCTCCCGTTGAAGAGTTAGCTACAAGTCCTGCTGCTGCAGTAATTCCCGTTACACCACCTTGCCCATCAAGAGTTATCCACCCTTTTGTTGCACCGGCATAATACTTGAATACCTTTAATGTTGTATCGTAATAATACTGACCCTCTCCTAGAGGTGTGGGGTTACTTGCAAGATTTTGAGCAAGAACATTGTTCATCTCTAACCCGGTTAAATCAATTGCATCTAAAAACTTTATTGCCATAATTCTTTTTTTTTATTCGTTTTTTTTAATTTAAATAAGCTTCACCTGAGAAAGCTACATTAAATGTTAATTTTACTGTGCTTATATCTATATATTCTACTGTACATATAACCTCTTGTCCCGAAGAATCAACTACCGATACTGATGGATATTTATCTAAGGGGTGAGTTATCACCCAAGTTGTTGAGGGAAAACCTTGTTTAAATACATAGTTTTTATCCCCGCCACCCGCACTAGGATTATATGTCAACAAAGATATGAAATAATCTTTAGTGTTTTGGAAGTTACCGTTTGTGGCTACAGGTGTCAAACCTATATCCCAAAACCCGGGATTATTAGTTCTAGCAACCGCACTATCCCAAGTATATATAGCATACTTGCTTATATCGTCAGTGTTGGTTAATAATATATAAGAGTTTATAAGTGCTCCTGTATAGAAATCAGATATATTTCTTGGGGGTGTTTGACTTGCATACCTTAATGAATACTCACTAATAACAAAACTCCCAATTGAATCAAAAGGTACTGTATCACCTAGGTTAGGGTCAAATGAAATTGTTCCCTGTTTACGGCTTTTCGCACCTTGGTTATGTGCTAAAGCTTGAAAATTATATCTCAATGTTTGAGAATCAACTGATGCAGTGGTATTAATCCAATCCGCAACTGCTGATAGAGTAAAGTTTTTAGTAGCGTTCTTGTTTGTGGCATCTGTTCCTATCCACTTATCTGCTCCAACTAAATCTGTATCTATCGGATATGTAGATATTCTAGCCATTTATATTTAGTTTTTTTATGTTACAAAGTTAATGAAAAAAAAGAAAGGGTTATTTTTTTGACTCCGAGTAAGAGTTCATCATTTTCTCTCCTGTTCTACCTATAACATAACCACCTATACCTATTTGAAGTAAATTCCAAAATTCATTTTCCAACTCAGGAATTTTTAAATCAAATAAAGGAGCAAGAAATTTTACATAGATTACTATAAAACCAAAAGCTAACATTAATATAGGTCTCCAACTTCTTTGAAGCCAATTACCTTTTGCTTCTGCAACTATGATTTCAGTTTGCATTTTTTGCAACTCTAATTCTTTTTGTATAAGAATTTGTTTTATAGCATTCTCAGCTAAAATTTTTTCTTCTTTAGAGGTGAATAATTTATCTAAACCACCCATTATGTCTTTTACTACAGACCCGCCAAACCAATCAATTATTTTTTTCATATGTCTTTATATTCTTTAGTTGCATCAAAGCTTGGACAAGCTTTATTAGAAAAATCTCGGTGACCGTGTACAACTTCTTCAGGATATATTTCTTTTAAAACTTTAATTAAATTTAAAAGACTCAGCTTTTGATTGTCAGTTCTTGTATCTTTTGGAGTCTTGCCGTCTAGTTCAACTCCCCCTATATAGCATATCCCTATGCTATTTTTATTTTCGCCAATCGTGTGAGCACCTGACCTTTCTATAGGTCTCCCTATGTCAATAGTTCCATCTAATAAAATACAAAAATGGTAACCGATGTCCGACCATCCATTACCATCAACGTGCCATTTTCTTATGGTTTCTGTATTTATTTCTTGACCTTCACGAGTAGCTGAACAGTGTACAATAATTTTATTTATTGTTCTCATTTTTCTCTCTACGTTCTTTATCTAGTAAATACCATCTTTGAGCGGTATATCCAACCGACAAAAGTAGCAGGGTTATTTTTAATATCATATCTATTTGCGACATTGAAATCGCAAAGGTGCCTATATTTAATAGGTACATTTTTATGTCTCCCATCCAATTACTCATTTTTTTTTAGATTGTAATTCACTGAAAGATTCCCCCAAGTCGTGGTGTACACCCAAAAAGTTTTCATATACTAATTGTTATTCCTATTGTTAATTTTTTCATATTACCAAAGTGCTACTAAATTTTTTGCGGTTGTGTTTTTACTCCAAACCTTTTTAACCTGTACAGGAAAAAATCCTGAACTAACATTTGAAAACAATACGGGTGCATTGCTCCCAATTGGTGTAACTTGTAAATCCCCCTCTATCCCAATATACAGAACACATCCATTGTTCGCATTCTGATAATTTGTTACTGAACTTGCAGCGTAAATAACATAGTCTTCGGTTCCCCCAACATTAGCAAATATGTCAGCGTTTAACTCTAACTCTTCCTCACTAATTACTAAAGTGACAGTTGCTGCTGCACCGGTTGTGGTATTGTAAACAATATCGCCAACCTGTACTCTTTCCTTTTCAAATCCTGCACCGCTAGAAATTAATTGATTTGTATTAATAGAGTCCGATATACCTTGTGTAACCACCTTTACGAATGGCACATTAGCATTGTCTGATGGGACTATATTTAAGGCACTATAACCTTGTGTTTTTTGATAACTCATATCTTATTATTTTTTATAAGGAAACTTGTCGTTCAACAATGCTTTCCTTTTTCCACACCCGCAATCTTTGTTTAATGCTTTGGCTCCTGCCTCAACAATTCTTTTAATTCCGGTTGCCGTTGTTATTTTTTCTACTGTATCTCCGAGTCCTTTTGATTTCATTTTGATTTATTTTTTACAAGTACATAATTTATTAGGGCAAGAATCTACACTAAACATCAGTTTAGATATAAGCCAATTCCATTTGCATTGAAATTTACACCAAACGGATTGCATCCACAAACCAACTTTTACAAATAGCTTACCCATTAAAATTTATGTTTTTTAATTACTACGTTATTGCAGTGGTATGCCATTGATTTATCTGCTGAGTATTTTCTTTTACCCATTGATTTTTCCATACCGGCTGATTCATCTCTACGAGATTTAAGAGATTGTTTCTTCTTTCCGTTTCTTGCTCCAAGACTATCGTCTAGTCTTGCGTTATATCCTTGTGCCATTTTAAATAATTTTTATTTTACAAATATACTAATATTTTCCTTGTCTATTTTTTGGTGAAGACTTAGTGCTTCCTCCCTTTCCTGCCCATAGTTTCTTGCAGGACCAATACCTTGCAGTTAACTTTGATTTAGCAGTTCCACATTTATGTCTTGCTTTAAAAGATTTTCTCGCAGCAGAAGAATAATTGTGTCCGTAACCTTTAGCACCAAAGTGAATTAGTTTTTCTTTTCCACCTTCACAGGCTTTAACCATTTTCTTTTTGCCCGGTCTTGTACTCGGTCTCACCGAGTTACACTTCATATTCTTTTTGCTTACCGCCATTATGATGTTGCTTTCTTATTAAAACGATTTTGCTGCTTATTAAACCTTTCAGTCATATTAGCTAATTTTTTTGCTGCTCGTTTTTTATTTCTTATTTTCCTTGTTTTCCCTACAGGATTAGAAGAACTATTTGTTGCGATAACTAAACTACCATCATCTTGAAGAGTAGCAGATTTTCTTTTTACCTTCGCTCCCTTTACTGTTTTTTTAGATATACGATTACTGCTTTCAATAGTAGAGTGGCTACTTCTTTTTAACTTTCCATTCTTTTCCCTCTTTACTGAAGCAGAAGTTACTGTTGCTTTTTGTCTTGCCTTGCAATCCATCAAAGCACTTCCTGTTAATCCTTTACAACTCATTATTTCTTTTTTCTAACTGATTTAACTTTTCTTCCACCTGCACCTTGCTTACCTATCCTTGCTTTTTCAGCTTGTTTCTTTTTCAAAGTACCTCTTGACATTTCCGATTTTGTTACCGGTGTTTTTGATGATACTCTTTTGGATGGTCTGCAGTATTCGCTTCTACCTCCCGTTCCACAAGGCTTACCTGTTCTAGTGTCTATCCACTTCTCGGCAGTCCATCTTTTTAGATTAGACCCTGCTTTAGATTTATTTACCTTGCCCTTTTTCTTTCTGCACTTAGCAGTTGCTTGTGCAGCACGAGCCGACCACTTGCCGTAACTCTTCATTACCTTTTTGTAACAAGCATCCTTTGGCATAATCTATTTCTTTTTACTTCCGCATTTTGCGTATACACTATTAGCTATCTGCTTATTAGAAGGTAGTCCGTACTTTTCCGGTTTACCTTTCATTGACTTATTTGCTTGTGTGAAATATGGTTTTGCTTTACTCATAACTATGCTCTATAACTTTTTCCGTTTTTCTTTCTTGCCATACGAGTTCTTGACTTACCTAGACTTGTTCCCCCAAAAGCTAATTTACCTGCACCTGTAGTTCTTCGCTCTCCATTTGGTTTCTTTTCCCACTTAACTACATCTTTATTTTTAAATGTACTTAAATCAGTAGTAGCCTTCTTTAGTTTCTCTGCTCTTGCTTTTGCTTTTTCTGCGTTGGTCTTTTTATCAGACTCAGCATCTTTATCTATTTTTGCTTTAGCTTTGCAATCTTTTAGTTTCTGTCCGGTTAATCCTTCACAACTCATATCGAAATATTTATTATTATCTTTGCTACAAAGATATTAAATTTAATTGAATGCCTGATTACTTGAAATATTGGAAGGTAGTCCGATATTATATTAAGTCTAAATACGACTTAACAACTGCTGATTTAGATATGCTTATGTTTCTCAGGTCTGAGAAATACTTTAGTAAAGATGACTTTGATGAGTTCAACGAATTACTAAGTTGGGATAAGAATAGATTCGAGAGTCTAAGGGAAAGAGGGTGGATAGAAGTTTTTAGAAAACGTAACGGTAAAAGAAAAGCTATATACCAATTATCTTACAAAGCAGTTAGAGTTATAACATCTATATATAAAAAGTTAGAGGGAGAAGAGATTCCCGAATCGAAATCTAACAACCCCCTCTTTCTAAAAAACATAGGATATATGGATACTGTGTTTAGAAACTACATAAAGAAACTAAACAAAGCTATAAGACAACAACGACATCCCTCTCAGAAATAACCGTATATGTCTCTTCTTTAATTATCATTGTATAACCCGCTCTTGAGTCATAGTATATAACATCTTCTGAATCAATAACAACAACGTCAGTACCGGGTGCTATTACTTTTCCTTTCTTATATCTAATGTTGCTAGTATCTTCTGCGGAAAGTAATAGACCTGATTCAGTCTTAACCTCTTCTTTAATTTCTTTAATTAAAATATATTTACCTATTGGTTTCATTGTATAAGGTTTTAAATTAATCTTTATCCTCGTAAGTTCTAGCCATAGTTATTATAGCGTTAGTAGATAATATAGTTACTGCAACAGATACTGCATTTTGTAATGCAGACTTAGTAACCTTTAATGGGTCAATCACACCCATCTTATACATATCTCCCCATTCACCCGTCTTAATATTCATACCTTCATTACCTTCATCAAATTGAATATGGTGCTCTTCGTCACCGGATAACTCTAAACCTGCATTGGAATAAATCTGTAACAAAGGAGCACGAAGTGCTCTCGCTAAAATTTTACCGGCAACTTTATTATTATCGTCTTCAATATAAGTGGCTTCTTTATAAAGTGCTACTCCACCACCGGGTAGGATTCCCTCTTCTAGTGCTGAACGTACTGCACATACTGCATCATCAACTCTATCGTATAGTTCTTTTTGTTCTAAGTCTGTTTGACCTCCAACATAAATAACTCCTACACCACCTGTAAGTGTTGCAATCCTTGATAGTATAAACTCTGCGTTGTTTTTATCTGACTCTCTTTTGTGTGCTTCTTTTAGTTCTTTTATTCTTTTATCTAATCCTTCTACTTCAACTTCATCTTTAATGATGACGGTTGAGTCACGACCAACTATCACCTTAGCACAGTGACCCAAATCATCTAACGTCATCAAGCTTAAATCATCACCGGTCTTTTCACTATAGTAAGTAGCACCCACGCTTAATGCAATGTCCTGCATAAGTTCGTGTTGCTTATAACCAAATGATGGTGGTCCAATAGTACAAAGCTTTAAACCATTCTTCATTACATTAGCCGCTAATGTATTTGTTACATTCGCTGAGGTTGGTGCAATAATTAAAAGTCTTTTGTTATCTTGTATAACAGGCTTCAATACATTTTCTATATGTAGTAAATTTTCAATTGGTGCATCACTAACTAGAATATAGCAATCCTCTAGTACACACTCGTCTTTCTTCTGATTGTTTACAAACAATGGTGATTCATATCCACGTTCAATCTTTAATCCATTTGTAGATTCATAATATGTCTCAGATGTTTGAGACCTATCAATAGTAACTAATCCGTTTATACCCACCTTCTTGTATACCTCTGATATAATAGTACCCAAGTCTTTGTCATTGTTTGCTGATATAGTAGCAACGTCCTTTAGTTTCTTTTGTGTAACTCTTGTCGATTTCTTTTTTAAGTTACTGCATATGGTTTCGGTTAATGAAACTAAATCTCTTAATACCGATGTTTTATTTTCAGTTATAAGTTCTGCACCTGCTTTGACTAAAGCTTCAGTGAGAACAATTGCAGTTGTAGTTCCGTCTCCTGCTGAGGTCGCAGTTCTTTCGGCTGCTTCTTTCATCATCTTTACCGCAAGGTGTTCAGTGGGGTCGATAAGTGCAACTGCTTTAGCAACTGTTACTCCATCTTTTGTTACTGTTATTCCGTGGGTGTGTTGTGGTGATTCAATCAATACTGTTTGACCGGCAGGTCCTAGTGTAGACTTTACTGCTGAGGATAATGTTTCAATCCCTTTGTATAATTTTTTTCTCCCCTCCTCATCGAACAATAAGTTCTTGGGAGTATATCCTATGTTTGACATATTTAATTAAATTAAAGTTTGCTCAAAGATACAAATTTATTTTATCTTAGCCTTATGGAACATAACTCAGATTTTAAGTACGACCTTAAGCTTGGTAAAGTAAAAGAAGACGAACTATACGATGCGTTCTCTTATAAAACAATTGAAGTAAAAACTGATTTCAAAACAAAGGAAACAGGGAATGTGTTTGTTGAATATGAAAGTAGAGGAAAGCCTAGTGGTATCTCTACAAGTTTAGCTGACTACTATTGTTTCGCTATTGAAGACTCATTTCATATTATAAAGCCTGAGGTATTAAAACAAAAATGCAGAAAATATTTAGGTACTAAAAGAGATGTGGTTGGTGGAGACAGTGATACTTCTAAAGGAATATTACTTCCGGTAAATGAACTTGTATAACTCTCGTCTAAATTGTATATGTCGAATGTCGTAAATAATTTCTACTATAGTAGTAGTAGTAGTAGTAGTAGTAGTAAAATTTTAATAAGAGAATTTGACTTTAAAATCGACATTATCGACATCCTATTGATTATCAATAAGTTAACTTCTAATAATCGACACAAAAACGACATAGTAATGTCGAAAATCTGACATAGTAATGCACCTATAGTTCAGTTGGATAGAACAACTCACTTCTAATGAGTAGGTCCTAGGTTCGAGTCCTAGTAGGTGTACAAAAAAAAGAGACGGTAATCAGCCGTCTCTTTTACTATCAATCAATCAAATCAAAATCAACTACAATCTGTAGAAGTTCTTTCTGCCTTCAGCAAGTTCAATACCGTCTGCCATCATATCAACCTTCTTGGCTCTTCTAAATGACTTCCTTAATTGTGATGCTTGTGCAATACCTGTGATTCCATCAGGTCTATCGTTTATAAGTCTGCCGTCTTTGACACGCAGTCCTCCCATACTTTGATATCTCATTTTCATATCTAATGCTTTTGTACAAATATACAAAAATATTTTATCAGTTATATGTAACCAACGGGTAATATATAATATACGCTGACCGGACCCCAAACCGAAACCGATTTTTTTTAGAAAAAGTGTTTTGCTTTTGTTTGACCCGCTCTGATTTTTTTAGCTTTTTGTTTTGACCTGTTGCCCTGTACCCGTCAACCCCTGTACCCCCGTCCCCCCGTCCCACGTTCCACGGATTTGTCACCCCTGTTGACCCCTTCCCCCGTACCCGTGTCCCCCTTCCCCCGCTCAAACTTAAAGTATAGATACTTAAAGAGAGAGCGTTACCCCGTGCCGAAGTGAAATGTATATAAATATTTGTAGGTAATCAGACCCTGTGTAACTCTCTGAATATCAGGTAGTTTAAAAGAGAAATGAAAAAGAATTAGAAAATAATTTAAAAAATGCTTGTGAGTTAAATAGATTTAGACTAGATTTGTAAAATATTAATAATTTAAATAAACTAAAATTAAACATTATGAGTAAGCAAAACGAAATTTTCGAAAGAGTAAATAAGCTAGTAATTGAAGGACTAGAAAAGGAAGGGATGAATTGGTTCAAGCCTTGGAAAGGTGGACAGGAAAACGCACCATTTAATCTAGCTACAAAACGCTATTACAACGGGTTCAATATCTTTATGTTAAACTGCGTTATGAGAGCCGAAGGTTATGAGTTCAACCAATGGTTAACTTTTAAACAAGTATCCGCAAAAGGTGGTAAGGTTGTTAAGGGTTCAAAATCTACTGAAGTTTACTTTTGGCAAATAGGATATTTTGATAATAAAACAGGGAAGTTTGTAAGTCCTAAGGAGGTTAAAAATATTAATCCAAATGAGAAATTAGCTGATGGGAAAGACAGGTACAGAAAGACTTTCTCAGTGAAATATTACAGAGTATTTAATATTGCTCAGTGCGAAGGAATTGAGCCAATGCAAACAGAGAAAGTTATTGAGGAGGTTCAAAACGAGCCTGTTGAGGTAGCTGAAACTTTAGTAAAAAACTACGTTGAAAATCAAAACGGTTTTGAGATTAAGCACGGTCAAAGTGGAGCGTATTACTCACCATCAAGAGACTATGTAAATATGCCACACCTAGAGACGTTTGTTGACTCTGATAGCTATTACAAAGTTTTGTTTCACGAAATCGCTCACAGTACAGGTCACAAATCAAGACTTAACAGAAAGTCTTTAACTGAGGTAGCACATTGGGGTGACAATACTTACGCTAAGGAAGAGTTGGTTGCTGAGATTAGTGCAATGTATTTAGTAGGGTTGCTAGGACTTAATCCAAAGAGCGATGACGAAAACTCTCAAGCCTACATAAAGGGTTGGTGTAAGCATCTTGCAGACAAGCCAAGCGAATGTGTCTACGCTATGCAACAGGCAACTAAGGTAGTAGAGTTTATACAGAAGTAAACCAACCACCACCGCCAACCGCCTCGCTATGAAAATAGCGGGGTTTTGGTGGTAGAAACTATTAATTAATTTATAAATCAAAATCAAAAATTATGAAATCAATTATCACAATTACAGGAAAAGTTTTAATGACTTTAGCAGTATTATTTATTTATACCAATGTAGCTAGAATGGTGGTCGACATCGTTGCCAACAACGGTATTAAATCATTAGCCTTGACACCTGTATTTCTGTTCTTAGCGTTCTTAATGTATGTTAGTGGATACTTAGTATTCAAAGAGATTAAGAGCTAGTTAGAACTCACTAAAACACCAACCTCGCACTGAAATAAATGCGGGGATTTGGTGGTAGTAATAATTAATAATTAAAATTAAATTAAAATGCAAACAGTAAACAATTGGGATGACATCAAATTTGAAAAGCATCCCGCAACAGATGAAGGTGTAAGAGGCACCTTAAAAATTGCTCAGTATGAGTTGTCAATCGTAGGAGGTAAAAACTTTTACTCAACAGGCTTCGATGGTAAAATTAGTTCTTGGTTAAAGCCTGACCAAGATAGGTTCTATAGTAGCTTTGAGGTAGCAGTATTTGAAACCAATGAAGACGGTGACAAAGAATTTACTAGAAAGTTTTTTATTGGAGCCAATGACGATGTACTTGGTTGGCAAGGTAGAGAGGATATATTAGAGTTGATATCAAGAGTTGAAAAAAGTTTAGAGGTCAAGACATTAAACTATATGTCCTATACCGATAAGCCTGAAATCACAAAAGAGTTTTTAGAATCCATCAAAGATAAAAAGAACTTAGACCGTTGCGAAAATATTTATAACTCAAACAACGGGCAAGTGGAACACGATAAAACATTGTACAATCTTTTAATTGAAGGAGGCTTTGAATCTAAGGATATTAATTACATAGTTAGTTCTGAAACTGAAACATTTTATATCATAGATGGCAATATAAAATATACCGTTTACATTAATGTGCCTTATAGTAAATTACAAATAAGATATAAGACATATGTATCAAATCGTTACAGTGACGAAACACCTCATCTAAAAATAAAATTAGCAAATCCTAGATTAAAGGACCTGAATACAAGTTATTCAAGAGGACCTAGGTATGGTAACAAAATGGAATGTTGGAGTATCACAGATACAAGCCGAGGATATACTGCTAAAGGACTACTTAAGAAGATTAAGGAGTTGGCTGAGGAATCAGAAAACAATATGTTAATCTATAGCAAGAGGTTGTTGTGTTATAATAAATATACTTCACAATTAAAACAAAAGTATCCTAGTGCAATCATAGAAAACATAAGCAAGTACTACGATAATCTTGATAAAATCAAGCTATCTTTTCCTTCAGGAAGTTATATGTATTTTAATATAAATGCTTGGAGAGAAGATGATACTCAATTTGAAATGCTATCATACAAAGATGCTAACGAGTTTAAGTTAGATACTTGGGAGGAGTGGGCAGATAGATTTAACAAGCAGAAATAATGGAAAGACAAAGCTATTATAATGTAAGATATGCGGGGAAACTAATACAGGTTATCCCCGCCCACACCAAGTGGGAAGCTATAGATAGAATCTACAATAAAAATATAGGAACCCATCCTTGGATTAAAAGAGAAAAATTTACCGCAGTCAAATCTAAAAATTAAACTATATGAATTACGATGATTGGAAATTACAGGCACCAGAATACAGTGAGTATGTAAGTACTTGTTGTGGTGCTGACTATGTTAACTCTATAGATTATGAGAATGACATAGAAACTGAAGAGCCTTACGTTTGTAATAGTTGTCAAGACTTTTGTGAAATAGAGGAAGATTGGGAATATGAAGAACGCAGAAGGGAATCCTACTTAGAGGATTTAGCTGACGAAAAAAGACAAGGACTATGAAAGTTAAATTATTAAATATATTATTAGGTTCAAACTTAATCTTTGGATTGAGTTTAATCTTTGGATACCAAGACCATACACCTGTTCAAAAACAAAAAGAGATTATTCAAAATGTAATTGATAGCCTAGAAACTATACCACCTCAACCTCAGTTCAGAGAGTTGAATTGGGATGATTTTATTGAGAGTATGATATGGGTTGAGAGCAGAGGTAATGACTCAATAATTGGAGACAATGGAAAGGCAGTTGGTTGTCTTCAAATCCATCCAATTATGGTTAGAGAAGTTAATAGAGTTCTAAGAAAAAATAAAGCAAACAAAAAATACAAACTACAAGATAGATATAGTAGAGAAAAATCTATTGAGATGTTTGAGATTATGGCAGAACAAACAGAGTGTTGTGATGACTTAAGTTTCTTTGAATTCTGTGAGGTAGTAGCAAGAAAATGGAACGGTGGGGGAAGAGGTCATAAAAAGAAATCAACTCTGAATTATTGGAAGAGAGTAGAAAATAAGTTGTGCAGTATAGATTTGGAATTGTCAAATATTTAGACTATATTTGTACTGAACTTAGATGCTAGGATGTTTTAGTTTATATTATTAATAGGGTTGACCTAGCAACCCCACCAAGCTGACCTTGAAATAGTGGTCGGCTTTTGGTGGTAGAAGGCAATAGTGCCACAATCAAAATCAAATCAAATGAGAAAAATATCTTATGACTCAGCACAAAAATTTATGAATGCTGAACCGTTTAAAAGAGACAACACAGAAGTTGTTGTACTTCCAAATGTAACTGTATTAAAACTATTCGGTAACGAAATTGCATACAGATACAATGACCCTGAAAGAACACTATCAATCACAAATTGCGGTTGGAAATCCAACACTACTAAAGATAGGCTGAATGCTATTGAAGGTGTTAGTATAAATCAATCCAAAAAAGTTTGGTACCTAAACGGTGAAGCTTGGGATGGTAGCTTAATAGATATTAATAATTAAAATAAAATCAAAATGAAAGTAAAAATTCAACAAAGAAGTGTGTACCACAAATTCGCAGAAGTAGAAATAGAGATAGACGATGATGCCTACGACCATTGGAAACTTGACAATGGAAAGTATGCATCTATTCAGGATTTTCTAATAGAGAATGAAGACTTATATACAGATAAAATAGATGAGGAAATGAGTAAAGCATCTTATGAGTTTGGTTTTGGAACTGACTCTGATGCCAACTCTCACTACAATTCCTGTATGAACGAACCTGAATCTGAGTCTGAATGGAGATACCAATTAAATGATGAGGGTGGACACTTATAATATTAATTAAATAAATAAAATAAAATGATACACATAACAGATGACCATTTTGTTTGGCTAGATGTAACCGAACAAATGAAACACGGACACAAGAAGAGAGAAGAAGTATGGCTTAGTCACGAACTTTTTGCAGTACACGAAGATGAATCTGATAGTATGCTTGAGTCACACGATGAGATAGATGAAGCATTAAAGTTAGGGATGAGAGTATGTATTGAAGGTGGATACCTACCACTAAAATACCGTCCTAAAAAAACTTGGAAGGATACAGACAAACAACTTATCAATGGATATTGGTATGTAAAAATGTCTGACATAAAAATAGGATAAGTCTAATAAAATTATTATTTTAGTACAATTAAATTTAAATCAAATGGCAAGACTAATTAAATCAAGCGGGGAAATAATCCCTAATGTAGATGTTTCAAATCTAAAAAGTATGCAAGACCTAGTTCAGGGGTATGTAGAGTTTGTTTATATGAAAGGTGACAAACTCCTTATATGCAATGAAGAAGGACTCATACATAAACTTCCCTTTAACCAACAAGCTAGTAAAATCTATGGACGTCCTTTAGTGGGAGACGTTATCGAGTGTGGATTAGCTGAAATGAAATAACGTAATGAAAAATATGAGACACCTGATGCGAGAGCATCTTCTATCGTTGAAACTTGAAGAAGGAGTAGACAACAAAAGTAAAATTCAAAAGGTTCAACAGGCTATGGAGTCTGATACATACGGAGCAAAGGAGTTTCGTATGATGAGAAATAAGATGAGTTCAAAAAATTTTTTAAGTATGTATGCAAACCCACCGCAAATTGAAGGTGGTTGTAAGTTTGTATATGTTTATCTTGGCTTTAACTTTATCCAAGAAATTCATATAGGTGAAAGCAAAGAGTTTATCTATATAAATTTTGATGGAGAAAAGAAGCTATATAAAAAACTATCTACTGCTGAAAATTATATGTGTAAAGAAATATTTAATCCTGAATTATGAATACACAAGATTTAATAAAAGAAGTAGGTAGGGAAGTGGTGATGTTACTTCTAGAAAAGAACAAAGCTTACGGTGATACCGCAAACAAACCACCTAAGATATTTTCTAAACTCTCAGCCAAAGAAGGAATCTTAGCTAGGATAGATGATAAATTAAGTAGAATAAAAACGGTGGGGTTAAACGACAAAACAGAAGATACACTATTAGACCTCATCGGATATTTAATTCTTTACCGTGTTCAGTGTAAAAAAGATGAACAAAATTTGGAAAAGAAATAAACATTTAGTATCTTCGCAGTCAATCAATTTAAATTAAATCATATGTCAAAAATGAAGCAAGTGTTCCAAGAGGAACGAGAAAAAGAATCTCAAAATTTTGGAGATTACTTAGATGATACTTACCAACAGGCACAGTATTCAAACGAACAAACAAAGCAAGTGTTAAACGATATCTTTGAAGCTTGGGGAGAAATCTTCGGTGCTAAAGATGTCACTAAAATCAAATCAAATGATGAAGACGAAAATTTTTAATCAGTATGTAGATAAAGTTTGTTACTTATTTAATATAGATAAGGAAACTTTATTTACTAAAACAAAACGTAGAGATGTGGTAGATGCTAGGCATTTACTTTATTACCTATGTTCTAAAAGACCAATGCGTTTAGTTTATATACAAGAGTATATGGCTGACGGTGGGTACGATATAAACCATAGTTCAATCCATCACGGTATTGCTCAGGTTAAAACTAAGCTAGAAAATGATAAGGATTATATAGAAACTATTAATAGTGTATTGAATGAAGTATAGCCTAGAAGATATTTGGGTTCAAGCACTAGAAGATACTTATGCTATTTCTTTAGATGGTAAAGGATATCAATCTAGAATGGTGTATGGATTAAAGATTGTGAAGGATGATGAAACAAATCAAATTGAACTCATCAACGCAACAAGAGGAGGGGATTATTATCGTGAAATAAATGCTGAGGAACTTGAAGTTTTTCTAGAAAAAGGATGGAGATATGGAGTTTATGTCTTATCTTTGTCTAACTATCGTTTAAAGCTTGATATAATAGAGCAGAAAATCCATAAGGAAATGAACTCTAGAAAGAGTAAGAAGCAGATAGATATTTTAAAAGGTTCTCGCAAAAGAGTGATGAACAAATACAGTGAAATCAATTATAAATTAAATCAATTAAAATTATGGCAACTAAATCAGTAGCAAAAAACAAGTCGGTCTTCGAGAGATTATCCGCAATTAATGTTAACTCTAAAGTAGAAAAGAAAAACGGATTAACGTATCTGTCTTGGGCATATGCTTGGAGCGAAGTAAAGAAACAATGTCCTGATGCAACATACCTTATTGGTGAAACAGATTATGACGAAGCCTTAGGGTTTATGTGTCACACTGCGGTAACTATTGAAGGTGAAACATTAGAGATGTGGTTACCCGTTATGGACGGCAAGAACCAAGCAATGAAAAAGCAACCCTACTCCTACCAAACTAGATATGGAGAAAAGCAGGTTGCACAAGCAACAATGTTTGATATCAACAAAACTATTATGAGATGTTTGGTAAAGAACTTAGCTATGTTTGGGATGGGAATCTATATCTATAGTGGTGATGATTTACCTGAAGCAGATGTAGAAGAGGTTGTAACTAAACCTAAAGCAACTGCAAAAAAACCCGCAACAAAAACAGTTAGTAAAGAAACACTAGATACTGACTCACCAAGATGGCAAGGTCTTATGAAGTTTGCTCAAGAGAATAAGCAGATAGGTTATAAGAAGCTTGTAGATAAGTTAGAACTAGCGGGGAACTGTAAGCTTAGTGCTAAAGCTAAGAACGAAATAAAAAATCTAGTATAATGAAAGACATACTAGAAAAATTAAAAGACGATGAACAATACTATGGTTCATTCGGTAAACAGTACCTATCTAATTCAGATATTGGTACCTTGTTAAGCAATCCAAAAGAATTCAGACAACCTCAAGATGATAATGTAAACTATCATAAAGGCAGATACTTCCATCAACTTATTTTAGAGCCTGAGAAAGCGAAGGAAACAAAGTTTGTAGATGTCTCTTCAAGAAACACCAAAGCATATAAAGAAACCGCAACGAATGGAATAATTATGCTTGAGAAAGAAGGAGAAGAGATTAGAAGTTGTGTCGATGCTATGATGCAAAACTATTCTTTCTTTGAAGGTATAAGGTCTGAAGGTGTACAATATGAAGTACCTGCGGTAAAAGAATTCTTTGGATTACAATGGAAGGGGAAGGCAGATATAGTTTGTACAGACAAGCTAATTGATTTAAAAACGAGTGGAAATATAAAGGACTTTAAGTGGTCGGCTCGTAAATATAATTATGACAGTCAATGCTTTATTTATCAAGAACTTTTTGGTAAGCCTCTAGAATTCTATGTGGTTGACAAGGGAACTAAGATGCTAGGAATTTTTAAACCAACGGCAGAATTCGTTGAGAGAGGAAGAGATAAAGTTATAAAAGCCGTTGAGGTTTATAATACATTTTTTTCTGACCAAGCGGAGCAAGACATTAATGAATATTTTATACAAGATGTTCTTTAATTTTATTAAAAATAAACGGGTTAAGTGGTTCAAAGTTCCAATGGACTGCAAGACTCGTGAGGAGAAAGACGAACTTATCCTCACTATAATTAATAATTTGGAACAAACAATTAAAATCAATTAACAATGGAGCAAAACGAAAAAATCTTTGCACAAGGTTTCTCATTCAAGAGAAACGAAAACGCACCTGACTTTGTTGTCGGTAGACAATCAATCAAGGTGGATGAAGCTATTGCATTTTTGAAAAGCAATGCTAAAAACGGTTGGGTCAACCTAGATATTAAACGAGCAAAGGGAGGTAACTTCTACTGTGAGTTGGATACTTGGGAAGCAAAACCAAAACAACAACCTGTAGCACAAGCAGATACTTCTAGTGGTGAAGACTTACCATTCTAAGTATACATTGTGTTGGAAAGTAAGAGGGAGACTTATGTCTCCCTTTCTTTTCCCTTTAATGTCGAATGTCAATAAAAATAAACTTTATTAACATTATATTATTTCATTTAATTTTCTTTTCTTTACATAACACGAGAAGAAAATCGACATTATCGACATAGTACTGATAATCAATCAATTACAAAATCAAAATCAACATTAAATCGACACAAAACCGACACAGGAATGACACAAAGAGTTACAATCTTCAAAAATATAAAGGAAACAGAGACACCTTTTCATCGTGAGGTGGGGGAAATCCTAGAGAGAATAAAGAATGGTGCAACAAAGAACTTAGTTAAAGATATTCGTGGTGCCAAAGACAAAACAGAACGCAATGAACTAAAGAAAAGACTTCCCGCTATATGTTTTAGTGGTGTATTCGTAAAGCGTAATGACAGTGCAATAACAGAACATAGTGGATATATCTGTTTGGATTTTGATGGGTATCCAAAAAGAAAAGAGATGTTGTCCGATAAAGAAAAGTTTAGTAAGGACAACTATGTGTTTTCTGTTTTTGTTTCACCATCAGGAAATGGACTTAAGGTGCTAATTAAAATACCACCTATAGCAGACAATCATATTAAATACTTTAATTCATTAGAAAAATATTTTGATTCACAGTACTTTGATAAGACTTGTAAGAACTTATCAAGAGTATGTTATGAATCATATGACCCACTATTACATTTAAATATAAACTCACAAGTGTGGGACACTATATCCGAGCCGGAATACAGAGAGGTTACTGCCAACATTGACCAACCAACAATACCTATTACAGACGAGAATAAGGTTGTAGATATTCTAGTAAAATGGTGGACAAAAAAATACCCAATGAGTGAAGGTCAAAGAAATCAAAACGCATTTGTTTTGGCTATGGCTTTTAATGATTACGGTATTAATAAAACACTAGCGGGTTATGTTTTAAATCAATACGAAACCAAAAGCTTTCCACTGTCAGAGATAAATAGAACAATTGATTCTGCTTATTCAAATACAATGAATCACGGAACAAAGTACTATGAAGACAGTGAGAAGTTAGAAATAATAAAAGGTAAACTCAAAAAAGGAACACCAAAAAAAGAAGTCCGTTCTCAACTAATTGACTCAGGTGTTGAGAATGATGTAGCAGATTCTATTATTTCAAGAATAGAAAAAGATAATTCAAAGCAAACATTTTGGGAAAAGAACGATAAGGGTACCATAAAAATGGTACACTATAGTTTTAAAAAGTTCCTAGAAGATAATGGGTTTTATAAATTTAATCCTGAGGGTGGTCGCAACTATGTCTTTGTGAAAGTAACAAACAATTTAATTGACCATACTACTGAAAAAGAAATTAAAGATTTTGTATTAAAGTATCTGATTGAACTTGATGACTTATCTATTTACAATTACTTTGCTGATAACGTAAGATTCTTTAGAGATGAATTCTTAACCCTGCTTAATACTATTGACGTATACTTTATTGAGGACAGTAAAGATGCCGCATACTTATACTATAAAAACTGTGCAGTAAAAATTACAAAGGATTTAATTGAACCTATAGATTATTTAGATTTAGGTGGGTATGTATGGAAGGACCATATCATTGATAGGAAGTTTCAGATTTGTGATGACAACTCTTGTGACTACAAAACCTTTATAAAAAATATTTGTGGAGGTGATAAAGAGAGGGTAAAAACTATGGAGTCTACCATTGGTTTTATGATGCACGGATATAAAAATTTAAGCTACTGTCCTGCAGTAATACTTAATGACGAAATTATATCTGACAATCCTGAAGGTGGAACAGGTAAAGGTTTGTTTATGAATGCACTATCTCAAATGAAAAAGCTAGTGGTTATTGATGGTAAAGCTTTTGCTTTTGAAAAATCTTTTCCTTATCAATTAGTTTCTGCTGACACACAACTACTTTGTTTTGATGATGTAAAAAAACATTTTGATTTTGAAAGACTATTCAGTGTTGTAACCGAAGGCTTGACACTAGAAAAGAAAAACAAAGATGCAATAAAGATACCATTCAGCAAGTCTCCTAAAATATCAATAACAACTAACTATGCAATCAAGGGAACGGGAAATTCTTTTGCTCGTAGAAAGTGGGAAATAGAATTGCATCAACATTATAATAAAAACTTTACACCACTTGATGAATTTGGTAAGCACTTCTTTGCAGATTGGTCAGAGGATGAATGGTGTGGGTTCGATAATTATATGACAACATCTTTACAAGACTACCTAACAACAGGTCTTGTAAAAAGTAAGTTTGTTAATCTTAAAATACGTCAGCTATCTGCGGAAACTTCACACGATTTTATTGAGTGGTGTGGGTTAGTAGAGGGTAACCAAAAGAATAACAGTCTTAGTGTTGGGGTAAAATTAATAAAGCAAGATTTATATTTTGAGTTTATAGGTGAGTATCCTGACTATGGACCTAAAGCAAAGATGACAATATCTAGAACTAGGTTTTATAAATGGTTAGTTTCTTATGCAATTTACAGTACAGGGATTCAGCCTGAAGAAGGTAGAGACCCACAAGGAAGGTGGATAAGATTAAGAAGGAAACACGAACTAGAAGAACAATCAACATTAGATATATGATAACAGACGAAGACCTTTGGGAAGCTTATAACAATTCTTATAGAGTTATTATACTTGGGTATGATGTTGAAGATATTATGAAACAAAATATAATGTTTGCTATAAACCCGATGAAGCAATTCCCAACCGAAAGAGAGGTGATAAAGATGTTAGAATATTTTAAAGAACAAGGAGAAACAAAAAAATGTATAGCCATAAAAACATACCTAGACACCCATCAGTAATGGATAGAGTTACGGGGTTCTCTGATGAGATGATGTATAATCAAGCTAAGTTATTACACGGTATCGTGTTTGCCACAAAGAAACAAAAGGTAGGTAGAGGTAAGAACGCAAAGTTCATAGAAGTAAGGAGGTACGAGGTTGACGAAGAGGTAGACAAGAGAGCAATACATAGTTTAGAATACTATAAAAACAAAATGAAAGACCAAACCAAAATTAAATTCAGAGATTATCAAAATAAAATTATTGTAAAAGGTGCAGAGATTTTAATTGTGAAGGGTATGTTATACCTTACAATGGAAGTAAGAACAGGAAAGACACTAACAAGTTTAGGTATAGCTAGGTTAATGAATAAGTCTAGTGTATTATTTGTTACCAAGAAAAAAGCTATTGGCAGTATTGAAAAAGATTATCAAGCACTAAAGCCGGACTTTGATATTGTGGTTATAAACTATGAGTCATTGCATAAAGTAGAAGGAGAGTTTGATTTAATTATATTAGATGAAGCACACAGTATGGGTGCTTTCCCTAAGCCTAGTAGAAGAGCAAAGCAGGTAAAGGAATTGCTGATTAAAAACAATAACCCTAATGTTATTCTCTTATCAGGTACACCAACTCCTGAATCATATAGTCAAATGTATCATCAGGTTTATGGAGTAAAGGGAAATCCATTTAAGGACTATGTAAACTTTTATAAGTTTTCTAAACAGTATGTAAATGTTAAGCAAAGAAAAATCAATTCTCTTTACATAAACGATTATCACGATGGACTAAAAACTATTATTGATGAAATGAAACCATACACAATATCTTATTCTCAAAAAGAAGCAGGGTTCAAGGTCGATACTCGTGAGCATATTCTTGAAGTAGATGTTGAGCCAATTACAAAGAAGCTTACGGCTCAATTAAAAAAAGATAGAGTTGTACAAGGGAAGGAAGAGGTTATACTAGGAGACACACCCGTAAAGCTTATGATGAAGCTTCATCAGTTGTATTCAGGAACTGTTAAGTTTGAGTCAGGTAACTCAACTATAATTGATTATTCAAAAGCACAGTTCATACACGACAACTTCGCAGATGTAAAGATTGGAATATTCTATAAGTTTAAAGAGGAGTTAAATGCATTAAAGAAAATTTATGGAGACCAACTATGTACAGAACTTGACGAGTTTGATACCACAAGTAAGTCTATAGCCTTACAAATTGTATCGGGTCGTGAGGGTATATCCTTACGAAAAGCAGATGCACTTGTATATTATAATATAGATTTTTCTGCTACATCTTATTGGCAAAGTAGAGACAGGATGACCACAAAGGATAGACTTGAATCAGATGTTTATTGGATATTTGCTAAGGGTGGAATTGAAAAAGATATTTACAAAGCGGTATCTAAGAAGAAAGACTACACGGTCAGTCACTTTAAAAGAGATTTATTATCTTAGCGGTATGAGGTTTTTAAGATTCTTATTGATATGGATTAGTCAAAACCTTGCAATACCCTTTTGGGTTGTTGGTCACATTCACTTGTCGATTCACAACTTTCACGACACAGTTGAGGTCTTGTCATCACTGAGTATGAATCTAATAGTAGCGATGGGTTTTATGTTAGACTATGAAAAATCAAAGGATGACTGAACAACAGATACAAACAAAAAGAATTAAACAACTAGAAGCAGAGGGTTATTATGTTTTAAAATTAATTAAGACAAACAAAAATGGTATACCGGATATCCTAGCAATACCACCTAACGCTAATGTTTTGTTTAGTGAAGTTAAGACACCTAAGGGTAAAGTTTCTAAGCTTCAAGAATACAGATTAAAAGAATTAGATGAGTATGGTTTTAGCACTGAAGTATATAGAGGATAAAATAGGTTATGAGATAGATGAATACTTCTACTCAAAACTATCTGAGTTTCCATTAGATGATGCAGGGATTATTATAGGTCAGTGTTTATCTGTAATTGAAAAACTTCCTGAACGTGGTGGATGGGGACAAGAAGTTGCCGGAGTTGTATTAAAAAGAAACCCTATATTTTTTATAGTAGAATACTTAAACCAACCAAACGAGATACCTATTTTATTAGACCTTAATCAAACAGATATAGATACTTATTTAGATTTTATATCAAACAATCAAACAATCAAACAATTATATTATGATGGAACAAGAAATGGAAATACTGATGAGGAAAGAACAGGAGATAAATTTTTTAAGAGAGATTATAAAAACAATTCTAGGAGTAGAAGTAAAAAATAATAAGAGTAGATTACGTCACGTTGTTAATGCTAAAATGATTTATGCATACATACTACATAAACATTGTGGTATGGGATGTAGCATCATAGCTAGGTCAATGAATTGTAATCACGCAACCATTCTACATTACTTTAAAACTATACCTTGGTATTTAAAAACAGACATTAGTCTTCACAGGTCTTACGAGAAAATAAAATCTGAATTTATAGAGGAATATAACCCTGTATATTATATGTCAGAAATTGAACTAAAAAAAGAACTTATTTCTTTGAGAATTGAAAATAAAGATTTATCTTCACGACTAAGTAAATTAACCGCCAAGCTAGAATCACTAGAGCAAGAGTCTAATAAAATTACTAAGTTAGTTAAGATAGTAAAGGAAAGAACAAGACCGGGAACTGAAGAGATGATAGCACATAGGATGAATCAATTTTACAATGGAGTATACGACAAGTGATATAGAAAAAGTTTTAGGATATAAAACTTGGTCTGATAAAAGAAAGCAAGACGAACTTTTAAAAATGGACTGCTCTCTATACTGTCATCTAGGAACAGACAGTACTAAGTCAGAGAGGTACGAAGTAAAAAAGATGTCAAGGAAAATATACTTAGCAATTAAAACTATTAACCACTCTATGGGTGTATTGTTTTTATCGACAATGGACCAACGAGAAAAAGAACGACTATAGCAAATGCAAGGAGAAAGGTCTGCATACGATAAAGAACGTATTGCTCACATCAACTATCTGATGGACCAAATCAACGACTCCGCCACCGAGATATACGAATCATTAGTTGACAGGGAGTACACTGAAGTAAAGTCCCAAGTAAAAAACTTGATATCTATACTTAAAGATATCTCTACTTCAGTTGAGGATGACATATGACTATTCTCAATTTGCTAATGAGCAGCAGCTATTTGATTTCATAAAAGATAATTTTATATCGGACCTCATCTCTTCTGACAATCCCACATCTAGATATGATTGTTACTCTGAGAAATTCAAATCACATATTGAACTTAAGTGTAGGAGAAAACATTATGATGAACTCATAATTGAAAAAGGAAAATACGATGCTATTTTAAAAAGGTGTAATGATGAGGGAACAATACCTATCTACATTAACTCTACACCTAAAGGTGTGTGGGCATTTTACTTAATAGGAATAAAAATAAAGTGGGAACATAGAGACCTACCTAAGCAGACAGATTTTTCTAGACGTGAAACTGTATCTAAAGAAATAGGATACTTAAACATAAAGAAAGGAAAAGATTTACTTTCTCTTCTTAACAAGTCTTCTCCTAGCTTTTAATGGTTTGGCTCTTTCAGGTAGATACTTACTACCGCCATACTCTTCCCATTCTTTAGCCATTTCAGGATTGTTTGCATACATCCATCTTCTTTGTGCTTTACTTTTAAACGGCATATCTTTTATTTAGTTTCCAAATTTTTGACTACCAAAGGTATCTTTACCTTTCTTCTTTCTTTTCTTTTTACCAAAGCCATCACCACTTCCAAAGCTTCCTGAACCAAATGAAGAACCTGATGTGTAATTCATTTCTTTATCTTTCAGTAATCTTTTTAACTCAGCCTCTCTTCTTTTCTGTTCCTTTAATTGTTGTTCAGATTCATAATCAGGAGAGTTAGGACCAAAGGTATCATACCACAACCTATAGTTATATCTTTTCATTTCGCTTCTTGAACTATAGTTACCAAGCTTTTCTTTTTCTATAGCCGCAGCTTTTCTTTCTTGTGCTTGTTTTTTGTTCATCTCTCCATATAAACTTCTTAAGACTAAACGTCTTACGTCTTTATACATAGGAATGAATCCTGAGTTACCTAGCAATTCAAGAGGTAGTCTATACATTAATTCATCTGCCTGTCTTTCTTGTGCTTCAACTGTTTTCTTTGGTGCAGATGTAGCTTTCTTAACAATAAAATCTGCAGTCTTAACCGCAGGTCCTAAAGAAGCAGCCATATTAGTTAGTATATCTCCAAGAGAAGAACCTCTTCCGTCTTTGCTTTTTGGTACAACTTGATATGATAATCCGTCTTTATAAACATCATACTCACCATCCCTTAAGAAGTCTAAGAACTCTTTATTGAATTCTTCAATACCCATATTAAGTATTGCTTTAGTTGCATTACCAAAGTCTCTACCAACAATCAACCCTAACATTGATGAAGCCACTGCTTGACCAAGTTTCTTCTCGATGTCTTTAGGTTCTTCTTCTTCACCTGCAATACTTGCTAGTGCCTCACCCAATACCTGTGCCATCATAGTGTACATAATCATACGAGTAGTTGAACCCGCAAGTAATGCTGCTCCTTTTCTCTTACTCAAGTGACCTCTTCCTATTGCATTAACAATACCTGTTCTTGCAGTTACATATTCGTATATTAAGAATGTGGTCATAAAAGAATTAAACGCATTAAAGGCAGTTTTAAATCCACTGTCTCCCGGCTTTCTTGTTCCTTTTAATATTCCTAGAAATGGATTAGCAGTTGAACCTGTCATAACAGAAGTTTCGTCAGCTATCTCTGTAGCCTTAGCTAAAGCTTCTGCGTTATCTGCCATATACTTAGAATCATTTGCTGCAATCTTATCCATATCAGGTTCTATACCTGTTATCTTTTTAAACTCAGATGCGAAAGACCCAAACCACATTGGTCTCATTACAATCTTATCAGGGGTAGATATTAATCCGTCAGCTAAAGTTGCTACACCGCTCTGATATTTTTTCCCTGACCTATTCCAAATTTGTACAAGCTTATTCATATACTTGCCCTTCGCTCTTCCACCCTTGATACCCTCTGCTTCTTTCATTATGTTGGTATCAATCATTCTACCCGACATATCTTCATTGGGATAAATACGGTTAGTCTGTTTACTTTTTAGATTCTCCATTGCTTTTGGAGCGGCATCACTATTTAAAAACTTAACACCAAACTTAGAACCTGCTACAAATGCAACCGGATTAGTAATCAATGCAAATGCAGTATTCGAAGTGAGTTCAGCTACCCATCTAGAACTACTTGCAAGTATAGCACGGTATCCATTTTTCTTTAACCAATTCATTGCTTCTTCTGCAATGGTAGTTTGTTGATACGCAGTTGTCAAAAGATTTTCTACAACCTCCTCATATGCATCTCTAATAGCGTTGAATTTTTCTCTATCCTTAGAATCCATTCTTGCTTTATCACCTTTAAGTCTAGCCTCAGCTACATTTAAAGTTCTTCTTGCAGTTCTAATAGGTTCTGTCATATGAAAATCTAACAACACACCTTTGGCTCCTCTTGTTGCAGAAGCATACACATCAAAGTTCAATGCCGAAACAACTCCCTCTCTTTTAATTAAAGACTTTGCTTTTGTTGAACCCTTCATACCATTCATATACTGTGTTATAAATGATTCACTACTGTTAGGGTCAAGTCCTTTTTCATTAACTACATTTAAATGAACATAGTTATTTCTTGGTTTAATACCTGTACCACGAATAATAGATGCAGTCTGAACCGCCATTGGTCCTAGTTCAGAATTAACTTCCTGTATTGTTTTAATAGAATTTTTTTCTGCTTCATTAAAACTATTATAAAGTTTCTCTAAGTTGATTTCACCTGTTTCTTTATCAGTAAACTTTTCTAAAATCTCTGCCAACATTTCAGAGTCTTGCTGACTGAAGGTTGTCTTGTCTGTGTCAATAGCTTCTATAGTCTTTTTAACATATGCAGCAGCTTGATGTCTTGTCTCAGGGTTACCCAAGTTGGAATCGTGTTCAAGTTGAATCATATAAACCATCTGCTTAAACTTAGACATTAAAGTTTTATTTGGATTTTGTTTAAATGATTTAGCAACTGCCGCTTCTGCCGCATCTATCTTACCTCTTAGTCTTTTGAATTGAGATGTAAACAACTCCTGTGCCTTTGCAGACTCATTAAATAAACTATTAAAAATAGGTTTGCTTTTAAAATTTCCAAATACTTGGTCAACATAAAACAGAGGATTTCTCCTAATAGCTTCAGAGATAGCACCCTTTCTAGTTAGCATACTTTTAAACTTAGCATACATCTTAGTTATTGGAAGCATCTTAGAACCTGATATTCCCCCTGCAAGTTCCTTACCATTCAACTGTGCGTTCATTTTCTCGTTCATTACCTGAACAAGATGTGGTGTGTATCCGTTGTTTATGTTATTGTATAGCTTATCAATTTGTTTTAAATCTTCAAGTGAAAGATTTTCTATAGCCTCGATATTGTTTATCAGGCTTTCAAACATACCCGCTACCTTTCTCTCAAACTTACTTGGTAATTCAGATATCTTTAAGGCAGGTAGTTTTTTAATGTTCTTTAAAACTTCTTGTCTTTCTGCTTCAATTTCTGCATCTGTTTTTTCTACCTTCTCTTTCTTAGGAAGTATTTCACTCTTATACTTTTGCATTACCTCTAAGTCTACCTCATCAATGATACCATCATTAAGCATAGCCTTAATTGTTTTAGCGTAATCAATCTTACCGTCCTTATCAACAACTTTATTTTCAAATGCAGAATATTTTTCCTGCAGTTCAGGAACTTTAGAGTACTCTACATCAACCGCTTCTAATATTCTTTCTGTAATTTTTTCAACCTCAGCTACTGCAGATGGATTTAAAATTGCTTTCCTTGCTCCAAACTCTGCAACTAAATCTATGTACTCTTGGAATACTGATTCAGGAATCAATGAAGCCTTCATTGAGAATATTCTATTCAATTGAGTATTGACCGCATCGGCAATACCTATCTTAGTTCTTACATTTTTAATAGCCTGTTTGCGTTGCTTGTTAGCAACTGCCACTTCCTCTGCATAGTTAGCGTTCTTAAATACTCTACGCATATATTCAGCGAAGCTATCAATAGATGCATCACTAAGCATATTAACCTTTGTAAATCTTTTAATTATAGCTGAAGCTTGTTTAGGAGTTATCTTTCCTTTCTGAGCCATCTCTCCTATCTGTTCAGCCAACTGCTTACTTGCCTCGACAAATGCTTGTATTGCATTTTTTGCTCCACGGTTTAAAGCTTTAATCTGTTCAGCTAATGCTTGTTTTTCTGTAAGCGTAATTTTCTTAGGGTCTACCTTGCCAAATAATAATCTTTTAGCAGACGGAGCCTTCTTATCTTTTTGCCCAAACTTTTTTCTCAAATCACGAACCATCTTTTCTCTCTGAACGTCAGTTGAGTTTTTATAAAGCTTAGTTCCTTTTAAATATTCTAAAGCTGCATTAAATATTTTAGTTGGACTTGTGCTTTCTTTTGTATTTCTAGCTTTAATCTTTTCAACTATACCATCTATTTCACTCATCACTCTATCAAAGCCTTTTGCAAACTTCTCGCTGACTTTAGATTTTTGATTAGCTTTAGGTCCTGCTTTTTCAAACGCTGCTTTTATGTCAGGCATTGAAACACCTCTTCTATTTAAAACAGTTTTAATAGCAACCTCTGAGATACCCTGTCCCCTTGCATCTTTTATAAACGCAGCAACATCATCTCCTAAGGAGAACCTTGGCATCATACCTTGTGATTCCTTGGCGGCATCAAACTTATTATCTTTTTTAGCCTTAGCATCTACAGGTTTACCTGCAAATAAATCAGCAAGACCTACATTGATAAACTCATCTAAAGACATTGCTTCTATTTTCTTTTCGTCTACATCAGCAAGTGTTGTGAATTTTTCTTTTATGTATTTAAAAGTGGCATTCATCCACTCTTTAAATCTAGATTTCTTAGCTGCATTAATAATGGTTTCACCCTTTGTAGCCATCAACTCTACTAACGCTTCCTCTCTTGCTAACTTATTATCGCCATACTTTTCTATAGCTGCCTTTAATGCAGGAGTTCCTTCTACAAGTTTTAATCCTTTCTCTAAAAGCTTAGTTCCTTTTCTACCACTAGACTTAGACCTCAAGAAATCAATCCATATATGTCCAAACTCGTGAATAGGTGTACCTAATGAAGCTTGTTCAGGATTTAAAAATACCTTACCTTCTTTGGTCATACCAAGAATGGTCTTACCTTTTGAAACCTTAGTTCTAACACCCGGTTCTTTTAACATAGCATCAAACTCCTGTTGTGTTGCCACTACAGTTACACCCGGAAATGCAAATCTAAATTTGGCAGCTAACTGTTGCATATCAGTTATGCCATCAGCTTGAACTGATGCACCCTGAAATGCTTTATCATTAGCTACAGTTCCCATAGTTTGAGATGAAACATTTTTATCTGAAGGTCTCTTTCCTGCCTTATCCTTTTTAAATACTCTATTTGATTTTGCTTTCCATTCAGGGAATACTTCCATTCCGCTTGTTGGATTTTTAATAAGCTTAATCAATCTACCCTTTGGACCTGAACCATAGTTAGGGTGGTCTATATCTATAACACCACCATTCAAAACATCTACACCTACAATTGAAACCACGTCTCCTTTGTTTGCCTTCATCATAGAAGGTTCACCTACTGCAGCATAAATATTATCTGAAGCAAAAACATTTGAGTTATCCGTTGTTCCTTTGTATAGTGCTTTTAAGAATGTCTTGTTTGGAGTTGAAACTCCTTCAGGTGAGGTTATGTTGTAGAATAATTCTGCTCTTTCATCAAGAGTTAAAGTGTTATTTACATCTCCCTTTGCTCTAGCATTTGCATCAGAAACAACCGCATCCATTAAACCTCCTAAGGTCTTTATGTTTTTATCTGCTATAAATTGAAGAAGTCTAGGGTTGTTTCCAAACTTTCCTTTCTTTCTTTTTAAGTCAGACACAAGTTCATTTAAAGCGGCAGTTTGGTTTTCTGTTGATTGTTCTTTAATCTCGGGTGCAAGATACCTGAATACAAGTTCGTTTGAATTGATAGCATCATTACCCATACGGATAATCGCCATTGGAATATGTCCCTTTGGTAGTCTTCCCTCGTCCCACAATCTGTCAAACAAGTCTTTATTTTTTTTGTATAGTTTAACTGCGTTATCATATTGACCTTGAGATGTTTCTCTTTTTACTCCTGCCCAAGCCGCTTTAACTTTAGCAAGTGCATTAAACATTACACCACCTTTTGCATTCATATCGTTACCCTTGGAATCTTTTATTGTTCCACCTGCAGCGATATCTGAAACACCGGTAATCATAGGTATTCCATTAAACTCTTCAATACCACCAACCATATCGTCTTGTGATTCAAAACCTAAGTCGGTAACCTCGTTTTCATTTAAATTTGTAGAAGAATTACTAGCCTCAAAAGGATTAACTTGAGATGTTGTTTGACCTTTAGGAGTTGTAAAGTTTACCTCAGCCTCATCCATTTGATTCATCTCTTCAGTAATAGCTTCTGAGTCTGCGGGGTCAGCAACGAATGCCGACTCACCTTCTTCGGCTATACTAAATCTAGTCTCACCCTCTAAATTTCCTTCTAGATTTTCTATATCTTGTTTTAATATTTGAGATGCTCTTTCATCAACCATCTCTGAAGTAAGTTCGTATTCTTTAATACCCTTCTCAGCCATCTCATTTTGCATTTGGTCGATGGCTCTATCTTGAAGTTCTAACTTATCTTCAGGAGATAAGGCATTATATTCTTCTATACTCTCCTTAACATTGTCAGCTACTTCTGATATTACTTGTTCTGTTTCTGCAGCAGCTTCATCAGCTAATTGATTTTCCTGAAGGTTTACTATTTGTGCTTTTAGGTCTGCAATTTTTTTCTTACCGGTTACTGTACCTAGTACTCGTCCTTCAAGTTCTTGTACCTGTCTCTCTAGGTCTACAATAGCATCAACAGTTGGTCCATTTAAATCAGGATTAGCAGCCATAACAGACTCCTTTGTTCTACCTGCTAAAATTTTATCTTGTAATTTTTGTGCTCTACCTTCAAAGTCATTGTCTATTTGTATTTTAAAATTAGGAGCGGTTAATTGCTCATAAGTCATACCATCAATAACTTTATCTATTTCTTCTACAGTAGCTTTCTTTCCGTTAATTTTATATTTAGGATTTTGGTATCTAACTGAAATTAAATCCTTAACAGAACCCGGTGCTTCAGCAATACCTTCTAATAGTATTTCACCGGTATCAAATTCTTGTCCTTGTTCACCGTATATATTAGTAGCTGCAATACCTGCAGTTTCACCAATAGAACCACCTACTGATTCAACTCCCATAGCACGACCAATTGCTTTTCTTTTTAACGCTCTTGATGCAGATTTACTTCCCGCAGACCCCGCCTTAGTAAGCAATGGTTTTGCTACCTTACCACCTAATCTACCTGTTAATGCATCTATAGTACCGATTGCTAAACCTCTTGCGATAGCATCAAATCTTAGTTCATCAACAACCTCTTCATTAGATAGTAATTCTTTTACGTTATCTGCAGTTAATTCTTTTCCTTGAACTTCAAGTCTTTCTTTTAATAACTCTCCATAAGTTAAACCTGTTTCTAAAACTGTACTAGCTGCCGCAAAAGCATAAGGTAAACTAGCTGCGGCACCTGCAACTGCACCCGGTGCTGCACCAACACCACCCGCTAACGCACCTGCACCTGCACCATAAGCAGTACCTGCTGCAATAACTGCACCTCCTGCTGCTGCTGAATCTTCATTAGCCATAGCTGAAAAAGAACTAGCTAATACCTCAGGAATAACACTAGGGTTTAATATGAGTCCCTTTATTGTTCCCCATACACCCTTGCCTTCTTCTTCATAAATCCTTTGATAATCTTGCATTTCATCAGAAGGACCCAATTGAGTAGCCTTTTGACTTTTAGATATAAATTCCTGTATATCTTCATAGGTAGCAGAAGTACCACCCATAAGTAAATCGTTACCACTTTCTGCAATCTGACCATTTTGAAAACCGGCATCAATTGAACGTGCCATATCATCAATAAAGTCTCCTACACCTACAGGACTAATGGCATCTATACCTCTTAGTATATCACCAAATGTTCCTTGAAAGTAATCAACCTCCTCAGAAACGGGAGACGGTGAAGTTGTAGCACTTGATGTGCCATCCGAAAAACTTGAAACGAAATCCGGAGTATCTTTTTTTTTTAAGGAGCCTTGCTCAACATAAGATTTAAATTCCTCTACACCATAGCGGTTTACCAAATCACCTTCAGAGTAAACTTTACCATTAGGTGTTTCATAAAAATGACCACCATCTTGAAAATTTAATTCAGGTGTTTCTTCTTCTACAAATTCAGTTAACTGCCCTTCATTTACAAGTTGGTCAAACCCTTCATCACCATATCTTTCTAGTGCTTCTTGTTGACTAATCTTATAACCATTGGGTGTTACATAAAAAATTTCATCCATAGTTCTTTTCTATTTGCAAGGGACCTGTAGTCCTGTTGAAAGTTCTTCTTTCTTACCATTAACACAAGGACCATACTTACCTTGACCACCTGTAAACTTTTGGTCTTTCGCTAGGGTTCCTATTTGCTTAGTTTGCTTTAATACATAAGTCAACCACTTCTCAAATCTTTGTTCTTCTTCATATGCATTAGAATCTATATCAATATCTGAATCTAAATCAAATGTCGCAGGATATTCTGCATTACCTTTCCAACCATCTATAGTTACTTGGGTATTATCTCCACCTCCATAACCTGTTGCTTTAGCTACTAGACCATACTTAGAATATCTATCATTTAAAGCTTTTGCTACCGCATCTTGTTCTTGGTCTAAGAACGGCTCACCGTTGTTAGCTTTAGGGAATCCTGCTTTAATAAATGTACTCACCTCTGAGTCAAATCTTCCTTGGTTACCTTGTCTGTTTGCTCCTGAATCTCCGAAGTCTAAGTTAAGAGGCTTACTCTTACCCTTATCATCTTTAACAAATCCTCCTGCACTTAATGCTTTTTTAGGGTCATCAAGACCTGTAATCTCATTACCTAGTATTGCCCAATCTTCATCACTAATATCCTTAGTGAAATCAATTCTTCTATTTTTAACAGGGTCAGTATATACAAACTCTATAGACAATCCATCAGTTGATGGGTTAACACCAATCAATCCTGCCGCTTTACCTTCTTCGGTACCAATTAAAGATTCAAAAGAAGCAACTCTTTCTTTAGCCGTTTGACCTTTAATAGAGTTCCAAGTTCTTTGAATATTTTCTTTAGCTTCATCATCTCTCTTTTCTTTTCTAACATCTGCAGGTGCATATGTAGGAGCATTGTAATCCTTAGGTGCAGCTTTA